TTATCGTAATCGTCTTGTCCAGGATAATAAAGATACAGGCCATACTTACAAGGTTGTGGTAGATCTGGGTTAGTATTGACACTATCCCAATCTACAAACTTAATATGAAAGTGAGGTTTGCTCATCTATTTACTTTTCTTTGTTCTACTTGTTCCCAAACTTTACAAAATCTTTGCAAGAACAAATATTGCTTAGTGTTGTTGTAATTACCTACTGCTAAAGAATCCAAAGCGCACATGTGTTCTAAATCATTTTCTTCATAAAAGTTGTAGAGAATATCGGACATGTAATTAAATAAACTAAATCTACTCATCATTCACCTCTGTAATTTTTCCTTTCTTTATAACTTGTAAATTATCTGCTGATAGTATTTGGAAAGGAAAACCAATCCAATTATTCTTAATTTCATCTTTGTAAAAATCTTCAAGTCCTTTTCCATCATCCCTATCAGACCACTTATAGTTTTCTATATCTTGTATGTGATTATTAACACAAGATTCACAACAAAATAAGTCATATGGTCTTATATTGATTTCAATAAATGTATAGTTTCCATCTTCCGTTCCTGGATATTGCTCACCACAATATTCACAATTATATTTGCTCAACTTTTCACTCATTATTCACCTCTGGCTTCTTCCACCCAATAACAAGAAAATCTAAATCTTCAAATTCAGTATCTTCTAAAGCTTCATCTGGTAAATGCTCAGCTAATTGGCTATGCGATCTACCACCAAACCAAATACCTTTTGGTATTACATTCCAACCATATTTCTTTAAATCTTTTTTTGTTAACATTATTTCCCTCCTTAACATTAAAAATAAAAGTGCTAGTTTTGTTCTAACGCAGAGGATCTAGCAACCCCTACAACAAGCGTTTTTTTGCTTACAGTTGTTATGCAAGACTACTTTTATTATTCACGAAAGAGTAGCAACTCTCGGCAGAAGATTTTTTTATACTAGCACTCTGCCTAGCTAGTAAATCCTACTTAACAAAAGTATCTATAAGAGACTGAATTAACCGCTTAGCATCAAAATCTCCCGTCATGGTTTGTAGTGCTAACTCGTCTTTTATGCCTTGTTTTATTTCGTTAGGTATGTTGGTTTCTAAAGTATATTTAGCTCCACCTCCGCCATAACTTATATCTGTTTTTATATAAGCACCAATCCAATCATGGCGATAAGAATTTTCATCAGGGGTAGAATGTTCCTTATTAAACTGTTTAGCCATAAGTTTTATACTATCTCTAAGTTTATTTCTCTCTGTTTCAAGTTTATCTATTTTAGATACGAGAGAATTAAAATCTTTAATCAGATTATTAAGTTCTTTATCAACCTTGCTAGATTTAACTTCTTTTTCAAATTTAGATAAAGCGTCCTGTTCCCAAGCATCAAATACTCTTCTTTCAATAACTTCTCTATCACATATTCTCATTGCTTTCTTACTCATATTGCCCTCCTAAAGCTAAGTAAAAATACTCTTTACTTATACAGGTGAAAGAGTTCAACCTGTTAAAAATTTTTATGTCTCATTCACCTCCTCTAATTTTTTATGATGATGATGCCAATACAAAACAAACCTTTCTAAGGTTTCCAGATGTTCTAAAATCTTAGTATCCTCTTTTATGTAATGAACTCTATCATCAATTATGTTGTCAATTTCTGTATAAGCTTTTTCAAGCTTTTGTAAATCATCTGTTAAAAAATTCTTTAATCTACTCATCATTCATCTCGCTTTCTTTTGTTAAAACTTTACGCATGATTTCTTCAACGCTATCAGCAATATCTAAAAACTGATCTTGCTTTTCTTCTGTATAAACTTCCGTACCATTTTCATCAATCGTGCAAACTGGATCAAGTGATGAATACTCTAAAATGTAATTGGCTAACTCGCTATACAAATACACCCAATCCTCATCTTTAATTATTTGTTTACTCATCATTCACCTCCCTAGTTTTGCTTTAAATTTAGGCAAGTAGTCTAAATATGCCTCATACTCATTTGAATCTATGCATAAAGGACTTTTTGAATCACATAATCTCTCATCAATATGATTTATTTCTTTTTTATTGCCATAATTCATAACCCAATAAAATACTTCATTATCGCCAACCTCAGTATCTGAATTTTGCCAAATTTTCTCAGTTATTTTTTCAACTAATTGATCTAAAAGTTGTGCTTTAGTATCTTTTCCATAAGCCCTTTTGAGACAGTTTTCTAAAATATCCTCTTGGTCTAACTCAGTATTGCTTTCGTAATTCATCATTCTTGCTATATCACCCATCATTCACCTCCTCTAAACCAAATTGTTTTGGGAAACTATATGAATGAATATAATCTCCCTCATAGTCTTCATTGTCATAAACATAAATAGTTGGAAACCAGTTTGTATGTTGAGAACATTCCACTCGTAAATGCATACCGACTTCTTTACCATCAGTGTCATTCATGTCTAAGTAAACATTATTGCTACTTTTATCTATATCTATTTTTACCTCTACATCACTCATCATTCACCTCCTACAATTGCCTTGATGCGTAAAAGTCATCCCAAAATTCGTCAATACTAAGACGCATTTTTATCGGCTCTTTGTGTGTTGATAGTTTTATTGATGGAACACCCTCATATTTATCTACTGCGACAAGATCGCATTTCTTAAATTTGAGATAACCACCGCCCCATTTTGGTATTGTTTGCGTTTTGTTTGTTTTCCATCCCATCAGATCACCTCCTTGGCTTTAAGTTCGTTTTGATATTGGTTGTAAACCTCCTCATTAACTTTATCAACAAGAGCGTTTAAATCTCTTTGTGTATCGTTATGAGGTAAAGTTTCCCATCTGTCGTTTTCTTCTTTCATTACTCTAAATTTAGTTAGTGTTATATCTTTTGCTTTACGCAATGCAATAACCTCATCTAATGTAATGTGTATTGTGTATAATTTATCAGTCATATTCCCTCCAGTTTAAATATGCTTTATATCCTCCCTCTGCCCCGAAATCGGGGAGGAGAAAGAATTTCACGCAATTAGCGATCATCAGTAAAGCTTTTATCATTTAACCCCCAAACAATCATTAAAGCCAACAACATAAGAAAGCATTTCTTTTTTAGAATCAAATCTTTTAATGTCTGTTTCTGCTGTGGAATGTAATCTAATTGTGATGCTGTGATTGTCAAAATAGACGCTGTCTATTTCGTTTGGCTTATAATTATTAAAACCATTTTCTAAAATAAAGCGTGTAAAATTTTGACATTGCCAAGCGTAATAATATTTATTTGAGCCAGAAAGACGCACATAAATATTTTGTTTATTTCTTTTGAACTCTTGCTCTCTTTCATTGTGAAAGCGTGTTTTCATTTGTTCTAATGTTTCCATTTATTACCTCCATAAAGTAATTAAATGTATACATTACACTACACATTAACAGAATGCAACAACTAAATAATAAAAAGATTAAATTAATTTATGATCTTAAATAATAAATATTCCAGGGGCGTCATTCGGGGAAAGAAAAAAGAGGGCAACAATTAAACCAACTACACATATAAACAATAGATATATATAATAAAGAGAGACACAAATAGAGGTTATTAATAATGAGCATAAAAGGAAAATCACTTAATCAAAGATACGCTGAATTCGTTCAGCATTTTATGAGGACAAAGAACGCAACAGAGTCCGCAAAATTGTGCGGATATTCTGAACGGTCGGCTTCTAATATTGCCTATCGATTGATGAGAAAAGATGAGATAAAAAAAATGATTGCATTTGAGCAAGAAAAGACCCAAGAAAGGCATCTAAAAGAGCATGAGGACATCATAGAACGCTTAAAAGAGGAAGCCCTTGGGGATGTAGTTGGACACACAGGCGGAAGCCGTATAAAAGCACTAGAACTCTTAATGAAATATTACGGAATGATAGACGAAAAGCAGAAACTGGAAGTAAATATGCAAGAAAGCGGTTGGTTTGAAAGCTTAGATTTCTTAGATAAAGAATCCCCTCATTAAGGTGATACTGTAAAAAGCCCATATATGCGTATATATTGCAACCGCAACACTAAGGGGGGAGTGCTGGACACGGCTATACATATATATATACATCCTATATATCCCCATGACCTTAAGGGGGGTATGTAATTTTGGAAGTCCAAATTGAAAAAAATAAAATTTCAAAAATTATAAAAACCTTCAAAACGAATCTACCTCTTTATGCAGAACATTGTTTAAAAATCATAGACAAACAAGGTAATTTAATTGACTTCAAATTCAACGAAGCACAAAGATTATTAGACAAGATGATTAATGAGCAATATTCTCATCATGGCAGGGTGAGAATGCTCATCTTAAAGAGTCGTCAGACAGGTATTTCTACCTATTGTCAGGCACGAGGTTTTTGGAAGACAAATACTGAACAGAATCAGAATGCTGTAGTAGTGTCGCACTTGAATGAATCAACCAAAGCTATCTTCAGTATGGTCAAGAATTTCTATGATAATTTACCGCACCCAGTCGTAACTCCAGAGCTCAAAGAATCAACCAGCAACTCAATGGCATTTACTCACGGATCTCGGTGGAGGATTGCTACAGCCCGAACAGGGGAGGTTGGTCGTGGTTGGACTACTAACTACCTACATGGTTCTGAGGTAGCCTTCTATCCTAATGCGGATATTATCCCTGGGTTACTTCAAACCGTGCCAGAAGCTGAGTCAGAAATATTATTAGAATCTACCGCCAACGGGGCAGGTGGTTGGTTTTATGATGCTTGCATGCGGGCACTGCGGGGAGAAGGAGAATGGGGCATATGTTTTGTTCCTTGGTTTATGATGCCAGAGTATAGTCGTAAAGTAGATCCATACTTTGAGATAGAGCCCGAAGAAGAGGATATCAAGGAGATGTATGACCTTACTAACGAACAAATAATGTTTCGTAGACTGAAGATTCAAGAACTAGGTGGTGAGGATTTGTTTAGACAGGAATATCCTTCTACCCCCCAAGAAGCGTTTCTGACAACAGGAAGACTGTTTGTTGAGCCAAAGTTTATAGATCAAGCAGCCGTAGAGTGCTATACGCCAGTGGGTAGGTATGATGTGCGTGAGCATGAGTTCATAGAACATGAAAGGGGTTTATTAAAAATTTTCGAGAATCCGAGGGATTCTCTAAGATATTGTATTGGTGTTGATGTTGCGGAAGGTTTAGAGCATGGCGATTACTCCTGTATTCAAGTGCTAGACCATATGGGTAATCAAGTCGCCACTTGGGCAGGTCATGTTGACCCGTTTGACCTCGCTCAGATCGTAGCTAAGGTTGGACATTTTTATAACAAAGCTTGGACATTGATTGAAAGAAACAATCATGGTCTAACTACGATTAGAAAAATACAAGAACTTAACTATCCAAACCTCTATGTTGAACAAAGTGTAGATGATGCGTATGTAGATAGATTAACTAGGCGTGCAGGTTTTTTAACAACAAGCAAGACAAAGCCTTTAATTATTGATAACTTAGTACATTTACTACGCCAAGGAGAAAGTGGTATAGTAGACAAAGAGCTTATAGATGAGCTACGAACTTATGTCGTAGACGCTAGAGGCATAACAAACGCCCAACCAGGTTGTTTTGATGATAGAATAATGGCATATGCTATTGCCCTATTTGGATTAAATAGTATGCCAAGAAAACATAGGCAAAACTTCCGCAGGGTGAAGAAACAATTTTTTTAGACTATGGACAAAGAACTAGGACCAGAGGGAATATCCGCAGCGGTAGACCCAACTGAGGAGGAGCAGGAGGAACTTAATTCGTTAGGTTCTATTCTCAAAGCAAAATATACTGAGTACAAAGATGCTCGTGATAACATTGAAGATGATTGGATTGAGGATCTTAGAGCGTTCATGGGTCAGTATGATCCTGATGTTTTATCTAAAATACAGTCCAAAGGTGATAGATCTCAAGTCTATGTAGGGCTTACTAGAACTAAAGTATTAGCAGCTTACTCAAGAATTACCGATCTTTTATTTCAACCAGGACAAGATTTCTTCTCTATTGAGAAAACACCAATATCTAAACAACCAGTTGTAGAGCGTCAGCTTGCCGAAAAAGCTGCTCTTGAAATTCAACAAGCAGCCGAACAAGTAGGCACCGCTGGTCTTGAAGAGCTTGTTATGGCAAGACTACAGGAGCTTACTGAGGAGATTGAAGAAGAGACAGATCGCAGAGTAGAGAATATGCATCAAGCAATACTAGATCAATCTAAAGAAAGCAACCTAGAACAAAAAATGAAAGATGCCATTATGGAACAAGTCATCTTTGGTACAGGTGCTATGAAGGCTGGAACTCTCAAGGTAGAGAAAGATCATATGTATATGACTAATGAAGAAGGTGTGCCAGAGTTATTTATTGAAGAGTATCCAATGCCAGAGATGGAAGCTGTTTCTATCTTTGATCTTTACCCAGACCCACATGCCACTTCAGTAAACGATATGCGTGATATTTTTAGACGACATATCATCTCAAGAACAGAGTTCAATGCCCTAAAAGACTATCCAGGATTCAATGTTGATCTAATTAACGAGTGCATAGAAATGAATCCAGAAGGTAATCACGATGAGGCACAACATGAAATAGACAGAAGAAACATAGCTAATGTTAATGATAGCAACACTAATACAGAAAAGTTTGAAGTATTAGAGTTCTGGGGTTCATTAAATGGTTATGACTTACAAGATGCTGGAATAGAGTTTGGTGATGAGGATGACCTCTCTATGGAGTATGACGCAAATATATGGATTGTTTCTGGCAAAGTTATCAAAGCCCAGTTAAATCCATTGCCTGGTGGTGTAATACCATATTTCATATTTCCCTATGAGAAAAACCCACACGCATTCTGGGGAACTGGTGTACCTAGAATGATGCGTGATTCACAAGCCACCATGAATGCTGCAACTAGAATCTATCTCGACAATGTTGCGTTATCTTCTGGTCCAATGGTTGAAGTAAATACTGATATCATGGCATCTGGAGAAGACCCAACTGAGTTGTATCCATGGCGTGTATTCTTGCGAGAGGGCGGAGATGGAAACCAACCTATGGTGCGTTTTTATCAACCCCAATCAAACTCTCCAGCACTTGTTTCTGTGATAGAGTTATTTAGAAGGTTTGCTGATGAAACTACTGCACTGCCTTCTTATACCCATGGACAAACACAAAGTTCACTTAATAGAACAGCAACTGGTATATCTATTTTAATGAGTAACGCCAACATTGTTCTCAAATCAGTTATCAAAAATATTGATGACTTCTTAACACAACCGATGATACGCTCATTGTATGATTGGAATATGACATGGAATCAAGATAAGAATGTCAAATCCGATATGCGTATCATTGCTAAAGGATCCACAGCCCTGATACAGAAAGAAGTACAGTCGCAAAGACTGCTTCAGTTCTTGTCTTTGATTAATAATCCAATCGATGCACAGATGGTTGATAGAGAAAAACTATTGACTGATATTGCTAAATCCTTAGATATTGATCCAGACGAGGTAATAAAATCTCAAGAGGAGTTAATGAATGAGCAAGCATTACAACAAGCTATCCTTGCCAGCCAGCAAGGCGGTGAAGCTAATCAAGTCCCAAATGGGGACGGAATGGTCGGTCCTAATGCAAGAAATGGAGTCCCTACGCCAGGCGGAGCGGGACCAGTTGGAAATAACGGAGGACTACCAACATAGTCAAGGTCGTTGCGAGATACTTAAGTTTATAGTATCTTTAGACCAGATTGCTGATAAGGTAATCAACTCGTTAGGCACCCGAAAGGATACACCTAACATTTATAATTAATTTGATCGATACCCCGATTAAGGACCGAGAAAATGGAAAGAGAAAAAACTAAAGGCGAGATAATCGCTGAAAGGCTTGAAAAAGAAGCTGATGAGATGTTGAAACAAGTTCAAGATGCTCAGGAGGAATCCGAACCAGAAGCCAAAGGATTAGCTATCGAAGAGGCAGAAGCAGAGGACACACCCGAAGAGGTCGAAGAAGTTGAGGAAAATTCACCCGATGAATCTCAGGATACTGAAGACACATCTGATCAGAATATAGAAGAGGTTCAGGAAGAAGAGGCTAAAACCCAAGATAAAGGTTTAGACTTATCTGCCGAACAGTGGGAAGAAAGGTATAAAAACGCCCAGGCGAAGATGACCAAATCTACCCAGAGAGAGAAAGAACTCGAAGCAAAACTAGCTGAGATGAATAATAAAATCACAGCTATGGAGCTAATGAAGACTGATGCTCAAGTTGAGAAACAGAAAGAAGCAGTAGATGTCGATCTTTCACAGATAGTCAAAGACTATCCAGAGTTAGTGAAACCCCTGCAATCTTATGTTGATGCCCGCATCGCAACTGTTGAACAACGAGTATCACAAGCTACAGATGAGGTCTTAAAAGCTCAACGAGAGGCAGAAGAAGAAAAGCATCAAGATGCTATTGCTAAAGTCCATCCAGATTGGAAGGCTGTATCAAAGAGTGAAGATTTTACACTTTGGTTAGGCAGACAATCTAATATGTGGAGAACAGCAGCCATAGAAGGTGATGCAAAAGATGTCATAGAACTTTTATCTAGATACAAGGGAGACTTAGGCTTAGATTCCAAAAAAGTTTCTAAAAAGGACTTGGTAGAAAAGGCAAAACAAAATGTTGAACCTTCACTCTCCAAAGCCAGGAAACAAAATGTGAGTGGTAGTAAAAAACAATGGACTGCTCGGGAAATCGGCAAGCTTACTGATAAAGAGTATGCAAAGCTAGAAAAAGAAATTGATCTGGCTTATAACGAAGGAAGAGTCAAACCATAATTTTTACTACTTAAGATAAACTTTTTTATATTATTTTAAGAGGTATTTAAAATGGCATATTCATCTTCAAGCGGAAGTTTTAGTTTCGCAAGCGGTGAGCAACACTTTATACCTGAAGTTTTCTCTAAAAAGTTACAAGCTAAGTTTTATGCTCAGACCATGTTGTCCGAGGTAACAACTAACGAGTACGAAGGAGAAATTTCAGGGTTAGGTAACAAAGTTAACATTAGATCAGTCCCAGCTGTTACAGTTGCAGACTACACAGGATCTCTATCCTATGCTGATGTTACTTCTGGTACTATTGAACTTAATATCGACAAGGCTAAAAGCTATGCTTTTAAAGTTGACGACATTCTAAGAGAACAAGCTGATATTGATTTCATGAATGAAGCAGCAAATGATGCAGCTCAAAACATGAAAATTGCTATTGAGCAAGATGTGTTTTCAAATGTGGCTGCTGGATCATCTTTAACAGATATCAATGCAACCCCATCGAATCTAACAACATCTAACATTCTCGGTTTCATTTTAGACGCTGGTCAAACACTGGATGAGAACAACATTCCTGAAGACAACAGGTACATGATTGTTAGTCCAGCAGCAGCTTCTCTATTGAAACAGTCAGAACTTAGACAAGCTAACTTAACAGGTGATGCAGTTTCACCATTAAGAAATGGCTTTATCGGTACTATCGATAGATTCAATATGTATGTTTCCAATAACCTAGCTACAGCATCTGGTGTAACATCAGGTTTATATGGACATCCAAAAGCGATTGCTTATGCTTCTCAAATGACTAACACTGAATCAGTAAGACTTGAGTCTTCATTCGGTGATGGCGTTAGAGGTTTAGCTGTTTACGGGTACAAAGTTGTACTTCCAACAGCTATAGGCGAATTTAAGCTGAAGTTTGCTTAATATTGACTTTTGTGGGGAGCTTCGGCTCCCCCTTTTTTAGTTCACAAGCATCACAAAATTGTGATATCTTTAGAGCATACACCCTGAAGGAGTAACAAATGACAAAAGATCAAATAGTACAACTAGCAAAAGAGAAACATAATGTGACTCTTAACCCAAAAGACAAGCTTGCAGATCTGAAAGCACAGCTTGAATCATTAGATTCCTCTGCCCCTGTCGAGGAAGTAGTAGAAGAGAAACCAGGCAAAGATCCACTATATTCAGTAAGCGAACATGGCAAAATTGTTCCATGGCATCCTATGCACAGAGCTGAGTTTTGGAACTTTATTTACGACAAAAAATCTTTAAGCAAAGAGCAGAAAGAACAACTAGGATTGTAAATGGCAACGGTAAAAGTAGTTGATTTAATTAACAGGGCTGAGGAAATACTGCAAGACACAACTAATGTCAGGTGGTCTCAGCAAACATTATTAGACTATCTTAATGATGGTCAAAGGGAGGTAGTCTTGTTTAGACCAGATGCTAACCCAGTTAATGAATCACTTACGCTTGCTGCCAATAGTGCTAAACAGTCTTTACCAGCAACGGCTTTGCGACTTTTATCTATTTATAAAAACGCATCACCAACCACAAAGCCTATTACAAACATAGAAAGACGAGTGCTTGACGACCAAATAGAGGACTGGCACGGCACGACAGGAACCAATGTAGAACATTATGTCTATGATCCAATGGATCCTAAAGTGTTTTATGTGTATCCGCACACCACATCCTCTAGTGCTACTATAAGCATTGTTTATAGTTCTTCACCTGCTAATATAACTATCAGTAATTTTACCTCTGATACCACAGTAATATCTCTAGATGATGTTTATGCAAATGCAATTCTAGACTATATGCTTTATAGAGCCTATCAAAAAGATACTGAATACGCTGGTGATATGCAAAGAGCTGGCGTATATCTACAATCATTTCAAAACTCACTAGGAGTAAAAAATCAAGTTGATGCTGGATCTACCCCAAGACCATCAACACCAGCACAGTAATGAATAATGGCAGTAGCAAAAAAGATAGAATCATTAGTACCAAAGGTTAAAAGAGAGGTACCTAGTTGTCCATCTTTTATTGCTATTGAAGAGCTTCGTAACACCATCATTGATTTCTGTATCAATACAGACATTTATCTAGCAGATCTTTCTTTATTTCAAACCGTAACTGGTATCAATGAGTATGAGTCAGCTGACTTAGATATACCAGTGGGTGCAGAGCTCAACCATATATTAGACTTCTTTTGTGAGATTGGTGAGTCTACAGCACAGCTTTCAGAAAAAAATCTAACTAGACTTGAGCCAAAATCTTTAATAGGTAAACCATCTTTGTTTGATTTATATGGTAAAGGCAAGCCAAAATACTATTCACAAAAAGACCAAGAGACGATATTAATCGCACCCACACCCAACGAAAACTATTCTCTTTATGCTCTTTACAGCTTAAAGCCAACCGCTACAGCTACGACTATTCCAAATATTATTGTCAATGAATATCAAGAAACCATAATACATGGTGCTTTATATAGACTACAAATGATGAAAGACAGTCCCTGGAGTGATGTGCAAGCAGCTGATTTGAATAAAAGGATGTATGATAAAGGTGAAGCACAAGCTGTAAGAAAGACTAAGTATGGTTTAGTTGGTGCTCCTTTAACTATTAAATATCAGGAGTTTGCATAATGGCATATTCAACAACAATTAAAGTAGTGGTAGGGGACACTCACCCAGAGCTAAATTTTACTCTTAGAGACTCTAATACTGCTGCATCAGGAAAAACTTTAGACCCAGAGGACCCAACAACCTTTGCTCCCATTAACTTAACAGGAGCTACAACAAAAGTAAGAATAAGAAAGATTGGTACTACAGTTATTTTAGCAACGATTACCGCATCAAACACTGATGCCTCTAATGGTAAATGTGCTATGGCATTTACTAATACAACTTTTACTGAGGCAGGGTTTTACGAGGGAGAAATAGAAATCACCAAATCAGATGGCAACATACAAACAGTAAACGATCTAATTAAGTTTAATGTGAGAGATGACTTTGACTAATGGCTATAAGATTAGTTGTAGAATTTATAGATCTACAAGTTTCTGTACAGAGTCAAGAAGTATCAGCAGCAGTTGAACTAGCACAAAACTCAGCCCCTTCATTAGTTACCAGCACCACAGATGTTGGTCTTGAAGTACAAAATCAGGTCATAGCACCAATCCGTGATGACCTAGTAAGCTTTCTAAGTCTTAATTTAGCTACCACCTTTGTAAACCTACAAGCACAAATATTTATAGATTCAGATACCAAGAATCTTTATTTCTATGCTGGACACCCGAATGCTGAGATAATCAACTTATCTGAACAAACAGCCCTAGGCTTTGACAAAACCCTTGCTGACGCTTTTGGTATGGGTGAGCAGATATCTGCATTTAGTTTTGGTCTAGGTAAAACAGACTCTGTAAGCTTATTATCTGATCCAAGGCTTGCAGTAAGCACAGTAAAAACAGACCAGTTTAGTGTAGCAGAACAGCACTCCTTGGGAGTAGGAAAAATAGCTTCAGACTCTTTTGGCATGTCTGAAAGCTCAAACAGAGGCACTGGGTTAGGAAAGTCTGACTCTGTAAGCATGTCAGAAAACCTTACAAGATCAACAAATTTAGGCAAATCAGATAGTATTCCTATGACCGAAAGCCTTGCAAGAGTTGTTAGCTATAATAGATCTTTTACAGATGCGTTTACTTTAGATGATTTGGCATCTTTTGAAGACCCATTGCAGACAGACTCTGGTCTTAATAAAGGTAACATAGCTGCCTTGAGTGAAGAGCATCAGTTTGCTTTTAGCAAAACAGCTTCAGATACATTCGGATTCACCGATACACCAGTGTTTTTTAACTCCTTGGGTGTTGCTGATACTGTTTCAATATCTGAAGCAGATGTGATATCTTTAAGCAAGGTTGAAGCAGACTCATTTGCAGTTGCAGAATCCATAAGTATTCTCATAACTGTTGGTGGTTCAAGTGTTCTCAACACCGCTGCTTTAAACTCAAATGCGTTAAACTAGGAGAAATAAATGATTAACGATAACTTAAAACTGAAAGGGCACCTCAATATAGCTCTTAATGGTGAGACTGTAAAAGAAGTTGATAATATCGTTGTAACAGCTGGTAAAGGCTATGTAGCCAGTAGAATGAAAGATGCTACTGCAACTGCGATGTCGCACATGGCTATAGGTACAAGCTCTACCGCAGCCGCAGCAGGCAATACAACTCTTGGCAGTGAGTCTGCTAGAGTTGGCTTAACATCAACAACAGTAAACAATAATGAGGTTGTCTATGTTGCTACTTTTGGTGCTGGTACAGGAACAGCAGCTATTACAGAGGCTGCTATCTTGAACGCCTCATCATCAGGTACTATGCTGTGCAGAACTGTGTTTTCAGTTGTAAACAAAGGTGCATCTGACTCAATGACAATAACCTGGACTGTAACAGTTTCTTAATCACATAGGAGGAATCTGTGGCAGTTGTTTTTAAAAACAATGCAAAAACTACGCTTGCATCAGGGATCAACTCGTCTGCGACATCTATAACTGTATCCGATGGTAGTGTCTTTCCTAGTCTTACAGGATCGGATATTTTCTTTGTTACCTTTGATGATGGTACTAATAATGAAATAGTAAAGGTTACTGCTAGAAGCGGTAATACTCTTACTGTTGTCAGAGCTCAGGAAAGTACGACAGCTAGATCCTTTTCTACAGGGGATGAAGCTCAACTCAGATTAACTGCTGGGATCCTTGGTCTTTTCTCCCAAACAGGCGTTGCCATAACCGATGAAATAGAATCCTATCTAGATGCTAACGGTCTCACTTTTCCAGACAATGTAAAAGCACAATTTGGTGCTTCTAATGATTTAGAAATATATCACGATGGCAATAATAGTATTCTAAGAGAAGCTGGAACTGGGAATTTAAGACTACAAACTGGTAATTCAATTCAGTTCAGGAATGGAAGTGGAGCTGATTTATACTTTAATGCTTCTTTAGGAGGTGCTACAACTCTATACCATAACAAAGTAACAAAATTACAGACCACCTCAACAGGGATAGATGTTTTAAATGGTGGACTTTTTGTTGGTGGCACTGAAGTTATCACAAGTGCGAGGAACTTAACCAATATCGGTACAGGATCATTCTCTGGTACTGTTTCTATAAATCAAGGTGCATCATTCTCTAAGTTGCAGATTGGAACAGGCAGAACTGGAGCAACAGAAAATATTGGTGCTGTAGAATTTTTAAATTCATCAAGTGCTTTAAAAGCACAAGTATATGGTTCTAATGATGGCAAACTAAGACTTACCACAAATGGCTCTACTGTAGCCCTTACTTTAGATGCCTCACAAAATGCCACCTTTGCAGGGAGTATCTTAAGTGGTGGTATAACCAGTTCAGGTGGTTTTACATCAACTCATGGAACTTCTTTCACATCTTCAACAGGCTCAGGCACAGCTTTTACATCAAATAATTCTGTTTATCTCAGGCTAGTATCGCCTACTGTGGAATCAGGACATACAACCAAACATGAAATTAGTTGCGGTTGGACAGCTGATGGTACAAGAACATATGAAGCACCTAAAAATGATGGCACATTCAATTTTAATCACGAATTTGGCTACAACTTTGCATCAGGACAAGAGTGTTGGTATTTTGAAGATAAATTAAAAGTTGGTAATTTAAATATAGGTGCTACAAATGTTATAGATAGTTCAAGAAATCTAACAAATATCGGCACTATTTCTAGTGGTGCTATAACATCTAGCGGCAATCTTAATGTAAATAGCAGCCTTGTTACAATAAGTAATACATTAGGTCAGTCCGATTTAAGATTTGTAGCGGCTAATGATAATTTTTCACAAATTTTATTTGGTGATACAGATGGAATATCAAGAGGAACAATTAGATATAAACATGATACTGATTCCTTCTTCATTGCCGCAGGTGGCATAACAAACTCAGATTTAGAAATTACTAATTTCGCAGTTAATGTGACTGGTGGTAATTTACAAATATCAGGAACCACTATTGTTGATTCCTCAAGAAACCTTACAAATATCGGCACTATTTCTAGTGGTGCTATTACCAGTAGTGGTCTTACTTTTAGCAATGGTGGAGACAGAACAATACTTGGACCACTCAATCAAAGCTTAATAATAAATGCAAGACCAAATGATTCTACAGAAGGTTTAAGACTTAGAATTAATGGTGTAAATAAATTATCTATACTACAAGATGGCAACGCCACCTTTGCAGGAACTATCTCCAGTGGTGATATTACTGTAAATACAAATGGAAAAATTGGAACTGCAGGTGGCGAGACTTTTATTGCACATAATGGGACTACAGATTCTGGAATTAGATTTAGAGGAAGTGGTGAGATTATCCCTGTTACTTTTGCAGGGACAGGATCAAATGGTGTTACTGATTTAGGTGCAGCAGGTTTTAAATTTAGAAATCTACATTTATCAGGAACTATCTCTAGTGGTGCTATTACTAGTAGTGCAAGTATAACTGCTTCAGGTAACTCCAATAACTTTGGCAATACAACAATAGCAGCATTATCAGCAACATCTGGCACTTTTTCTGCAAGTATTACAGCATCAGGTAATTCAAATAGCTTTGGCAACAGTTCTTTTGGAACTATCTCTAGTGGAGCTATAACATCTAGTGGCAATGTGGCAGGAGCTACTATGTCAACAACTGGAGATACAGATTTTGGTGGTCGTGGTGATTTTGCAAAAGATTTAAGAATTAGAGGAGATGGCTCTACTGCTAATCATGGTGTGGTTAGATTTCATTCAAATTCAAGCAGTAGACTTTCAATTGATCCAGGTAATACTGGTAGTAATGTTTTCTTTTTAGATACTAGTGGTAATTTAACAGTACCAGGAACTATATCTGGCACACTAGCATCATCAGTAACAGCCACTACTCAGTCAGCAGGAGATAACTCTACTAAGGTTGCAACAACTGCATATACAGATACTGCTATAGCTAACTTAGCTGATTCCGCACCAAGCACTCTTGACACGCTAAATGAGTTAGCCGCTGCTCTGGGGGATGATGCAAACTTCTCTACAACTGTAACAAACAGCATTGCTGCCAAGTTACCACTAGGAGGTGGCACCATGACTGGTGATCTCAATATGGGATCTCAAAATATTACAAACATACAAAACATAAGAGCAAATGATATTGATTTTATTGTACAAGATACAACAGACAGCGTTACAAACTTTATTTGGAGAGACCATTCAGCCTCAAGACTATACCTAGGTACAGCCGATGCAAAAGTAGAATTAAGGTCTAACTTAAATTTACAGTCTGGACATAACATTCAAATGAATGGTACAGCTGTTATGAGCTCTGGTAGGGCACTAACCAACATAACAGGGTTCTCTGGTACTTCAACAACAAATAATGGCTATGACTTTAACTGCACCGATAGCACAGCAGATGCGGGTTATACAGGCATGGTAATAGACCACAATATATCTGGAACTGATACATTAACTGCTGATAGAACTCATAGAGGTTTATTTGTAGACCAAGATTCAAGTGCAACAGGTGGTGATACCAGTAACGAGCATAGACTTTATGGAGTACAAGTAGCTAGTACAGCCACTGGCGACTCTGATCTTGTATATGGTATTAACTCAACTGCTAGAGCAGAACACTCTTCTGGAACAATTACAGCAGTAAGAGGAGGAAACTTTACTGGTGTTGGGGATACAACCTCAACAGCTAGCCAAATAATTGGTGTAGTAGGTACAGCACAAAAAACTATTGGGGGTACAGTTAATTCTTTATATGGAGTCTTTGGTAAGTCTCACATATTAAGTGTTAACACCACTACTAATAGCATGAGTGCGTTTGGTTTATATGGTGAAGTTGAACTTGATTCTAATACAACCCTTACTAACGCAGACGCAGTCAGAGCAGTTATAGATAGAGACAATGGCACGATTACTAATGGTTATCTATTTAGAGGTTCGTATGAAGGAACTCAACCAACCAATGCTTTTGGTGTTTATATATCTTCTGATGTAAGAAACTACTTTGCAGGAGATATAACTATTGGAAACACTAGCACCGATGTAACTGGTCTTAATGTACATAAAGCAGGTGCACAAATTGCCATAAACGATAGTAATAACAACCCAAGATTACGCTTTAGAGAAAGTGGCGGAACAAAATCTATAATATCAACATCTTCAGGTTCATTAATATTAACGTCAGGGGGGACTACTACAGCACTTACGCTTGATACTTCACAAAACGCTACTTTTGCAGGAACTATCAATAGTGGTGCACATACAATAACCACTACAGGTTCAGGCGATGTAAGGCATTTCTTTATAGACGGAGCAGATGCTAATTATGACTTTAGATCAAACAGCACATCAGGTTATACAACAACCTTCAATATGGATAATACTGGTCTTGAAATAGGTCATAATTCTGCTAGCAGAAATTTAGCATTAATAACTAATAGTCTTGACAGGTTAACCATAAGTGGTGGTGGCACTTTTAACTTTCAATCAAATGCTTTACAAAGCATAGGAACTATCTCTAGCGGAGCAATCACATCTACAGGCACATCAACCTTTGGAACAGTTACATCTGCATCTTATAAAGTTGGTACATCTACTGTTATTGATAATTCCAGAAACCTTATAAATATAGGAACTATCTCATCAGGCAATATAACTTCAAGTGGCACATTAACTACACAGGCAAATTCTGCTGCCGCAGGTATAAATATAAGAAGAACAAACTCATCTTCAGGTGGAGCAAAAGGTTATATTGGATTTAAAGATAGTGATAATAAATTTGTTGCTTCTATTGATTCAAGAGGAACTGGTGTAAATAATTCTGGTGATTTA